GTGGTGTCGTAAATACCGCCTTTGGAATTCAGGATGATACCTGCTTTTGGTTTTCTACCGCGTTTTTTGTTAATTTGACCTTTATGGATCTGATTGGGGGAAACCAAGTCATCTGTGACCAATGGTTGCAGATGAGCTTTGTCGTGATGCAATGATGACGACGATAACACAACCGGATAATGGTTATGCTTTACAATATAATTATGGTCGGTTTGTTTCAATATCACAATGTTCGGGAATGTTGGTTCGGAAATCGGGGAACTAGGGTCTTTATTGTCAGCCGTTGCAAGATCTTCTTTCTGTTCGGATTCTGGTTCTGGTTCCGGTTCCGGTTCATTTACTGGTTCAAGAAGTGGCTCTGGCTGTGGCTCCGGCTCCACTACCTTTTTTCGGCGGTTGTTGGTTTTTTTGACAGGAGGGGTCGGTGTATTCGTCCCAGGAATCGAAAATGTCGGCATTTGAATAATACTTACACGATCGGCAGATATATCATATGTATACATTTACGTTTATACCCTTTATCTGGTGAAGGTTTCGATAAAAAGAATATAAAGGTATACCAGTGTCATTTTATTACGCATCTACACTTTGTGTAAACTATGCCGGTAACCCCCCAGTGTCACCCGCTTTTTTTCGCGCCTCCGTCTGATAGCAACTCCTGCATAATGGAATATAGTTTGACGATCCAATAACAACCTGGTCTACCTCACGCGATGTTCTGAAACTGAAAACACCCGGTGTCCCATCACGGCATAAACTGCAAAGAGACTTCAGCTTGGTAATATGGTCGCTGAAGGGTACGAGCTGAAGCAAGTTGCCGATTGGCTTTCTCTCGAAATCGCCATCCAGACCGCATATATAAACGCGCTTGTTTCGCTGTTCCACGAGGATCTTCACTTGCTCTTCAATGTCGGTAAAGAACTGTCCTTCATTGATCAGGATTGTTTCCGCGCGGTCGATGGTCTGTGAATGTGTCTGGATTGCTTCATGGATTGTATTTGCAAGAACACACGGGATCATCTGCTTATCATGGGTTGAAAGCATCGGTTCGGTGGTATAACGGTTGTCAGCCGCATAATTAATCACTGCAACGGGTATGTTGCAAAATACGCACTTCTTATATACATCAAGAAGATACGACGTTTTCCCAGAGAACATTGAACCAAGAATCAGTTCTAAATATCCATGATGAGTTGTTGACATTCTTGTTTCTTTTTATAATCGTTATACTACTTTATATGTTATATTACGCAAAAATAGAATCAATTGTTTATGTATCAAAAGATTTGAATACATAGTGACATAAATATATGTCAATGACATAAATATATGTCAAGTAAGTAGTATAATATTATTACGAATCTGTAATATGACAATGAATCTTGATAGTAACGTCATTGATCATGAAACGCATTCAAAAAACGACTCGATGCCGTGGGTTGAAAAATACAGGCCGTCTTGTTTTGATGAAATCGTTCTTGATCCAATGAACCGCACAATCTTATCAAATATCCTGAAAACGAACTATTTTCCAAACCTTCTGTTTTACGGTCCTCCTGGAACCGGTAAAACGACGACCATTATTAACCTTGTCAATGCATATCAGTCAAAACTCAATATGAGAAATCGCGGATTGATGATTCATTTAAACGCGTCCGATGAACGTGGAATCGATATTATTCGCAATCAAATCAACAGTTTTGTAAGTACGAAGTCGATGTTTGGAAACGGCATAAAGTTTGTTATACTCGATGAAGTGGATTATATGACGACGAATGCCCAGATCGCGCTCCGTTACTTACTCACGAGCTACACGGATAATAATGTCAGGTTTTGTCTGATTTGCAATTATGTATCTCGGATTGATGAATCACTCCAGACAGAATTCGTCCGTATGCGCTTCAACCAGCTACCCGAAGCAGATATCCTTGTATTTTTGCGTAAGATTCGCGACAACGAAAAACTTAACTTGACGGATTCTAACCTCGTCGCAATTCAGCGCCAATTTCACTCTGATATTCGAAGCATGATCAACTATATTCAAACGAATCAGGATCATCTTCAGGAGTTGCATGTCATTACAAACAATGTATGGGATCGGATGGTAGATTTATTTCGAGATCCCGACTGCGATGTTCAGAAGTTGATGACGTACTTTCGAGAGATTGGAGCGCGGTATTATATCGATCCTCGTACAATTATCAAGCAATTTATGTATTATATTGTACGGCATCGTAGCGAAGAAATGGTCACTGTTTCGTTATTAAATAGTATTGAGCATATTATTCATCTTCACCATATTCGAAATGAGTATATTATTCATTATTTTATTTTGAAATTTCGGCTATATTTTCGGTCAATTGAGAATCAGAATCAGAATCCAGATCCAAATCCGAAGCCAATCGTAAAACGTGTCATCAAGGTCAAACGTAAAAAAGCAATTGACAATAATGTATCGTTTTAAATTGAATTATAATCTTTATATTGACTTGAACAACATGATTCTTCCTTCATATAGTTTACAACTATGCCAGGCATTAAATCAAGTAAACCGAACACCATGGCAACAACGGCTCCTGTTTCAGTCGAAACTACGAATAGCCCTGAAATTGATGCAGAGTGGATGAAATTCATGTCGCGAATTAACCGTCAAATGAACTGTGATACAGTAGACGACGACACAATAAGTGACGATGAATCAGTGTTGAGTGATATTATTGTACCTACTTCATTGTCACACGTGGCAACATCGGCAACAACCCTATCACCACCAACACTTACAAATAATAATGCGGGTATTTCATTTGAGGATGCATCAAAGGCAAACGGTGGTAAACAAAAAAAGTCATGTATATCAAAAAAAACACAGCGAAGGTCTTATTCATTTATTGATTGTGATAGCGGTGGTGGTGGCGGTGAGATCGTCGAGACAACTGCTCCAACCATGAGCAACGTTCGCAAAAAATTCACACCGATCTACATATCCACCAAAACGAAAATTGCATATCTGAATCAACCTGTCGACATTTACGAGATCTTTTGGAAAATACCAGTTCAACATTATTACACTCGAGCAGAAGGTGTCATCAAAAAACAGATCAAGTTTCAAACAACAGATCCGGCAGTTGTCGCTTCCATCAAAGAGAAACTTCAAGGGCAACCCAGGTGTTATGACGAGTTTATCATTGAGCATATTGATAATCCGAGCGGAAGAATTCCGTATAAGGATCAACGAAAAGTGAGTATTGGGTTATGCAAGAAGGATCTCACTGGCGGAAGCCATAAGAAAAAACGCGCATTCTTCAATTGTTTTGTGGTTATATTGCGAATCAATGGAGGTACTGCAGCGCCCTACGAACGTGCACCCGAAGACGATATTTTGTATAAGGAGATGCATGTGAAGGTATTCAATACTGGAAAACTCGAAATTCCAGGTATTCAAGAAGACGTAACGCTAATTCAAGTACTACAACTCCTCGTATCGGTGTTGCGGCCGTTTCTGGGTGATGGTCTAGATTACATTCGGAATCGATGTGAAACCGCCCTTATCAACTCGAACTTTAACTGTGGGTTTTACATTGATCGGGACAAGCTCTTCCAGCTACTGAAATACAAATATCGAATGAACTGCAACTACGACTCTTGCTCTTATCCTGGGATTCAAAGCAAGTTTTACTATATTCCAGACAAGCCACAAAATGAACAAAATGGCCAACAACCCGTCTTGATGAGTATGCCGTATTATGAAGTCTCATTTATGATCTTCCGTACTGGTAGCATCCTCATTGTTGGAAAATGCAACGAAGAGATCCTTCACACAATTTACCGGTTTATTTGTATGATTCTTGAGACGGAATATTCGACGATTCAAATGGGAGATATTGTTTCCGCGCCGACATTTGATGAAAATGGTGTTGAAATTATGAAGGATACCGAAATAGAGGGAGTCGTTGTTGCAGACCCCCCCAAAGGTGTTAAAACATCAAGAAAGAAGAAAATCAATACATCCGAAATTCGATTTTACGACGAATGAATATTTAGCATAATCCGTTGTTCGTTCGTTCGTTCGTAAAGAATATAAAGATTTAAAAATTGTGTATTCTATATACCGTCTATTTTTACTCCATGGCATCATCCAATCAGAATGGATCCGCAATGGTAGCGTCATCATCTAGTGGTGATAGCCAACAAATCAGTAGGATTCCCACCTATGCATGCTTTCAACATGCTACCAAAGTTGCAATTTTGGAAGACAAGCCGATCATTTTGGATTACTGGACCAGTTCATTAGAGAAATCTTGTCTTATTGGTGTCCGTTCCAATAATGAAAAGCTTCTTGTTAAGAGTGAAGATGAATACACAAGTCCTATTGCGAAGATTTTTAAAGTTGATACCGAGTACATTATTGTTACAGCAAATTCGATCTACATTGTCTCTGCAGATATCAGCACAAAGAGGATCGGGTAAACGATACAATGATGCTGATTCGTGCGAGCATTCAGGTCGTGATAATATTATTCTTATAATCGATGTATTATTATAAGAATACAACAGAATACAAGAGAATCGAATACTGAATAGATAAAGAATCAGCAGTACTTACAGTTTCATATGTCATTTACAGTTAGTTTTTTGAATGATTGTGTGTCATTATATACTACAATTGGTGCACCTGCACGTATTACTTCAATCACCCCATCACCTTTGAATGGTGCGATTCAGCTTGTTTGGAATCCGCCAGAAAATGTATCAAAAGTGGTAATTGATACGTATGTCATTCGATATAAGTTAACTGGTGCACCGTTAAGTCAAACCATCGGAGAAGTATTCTCAACCACGACGGTTGCAATCGTATCTGGGCTATCAAATGGTATATCCTATGATTTCTGGATTGTTGCAAAGAATCGTTTTGGAGAAGGTCCTTATTCTCCAGTTGTATCCATTCTTCCAGGGTCAGCACCATCACCATCACAGTTTATGCGCCGCGCATATCACTCAACGAGCTCCGGAAATGGCATCGGTCTCGATGCAAGTTTATCTCAAAAAATCGGTATTGAATTTACACCTCCTGTTTCGAATAATGGGGCCAGACCACTTACATTTACAATCAAGTATACTCGTTTGAGCGATATTGATGGCTATGGTGGTGTAGGAAGCGGTCCTAGTGATATCTCATTTGTTATGACTGAAACTGTTCAAGACAATCAAATCATGCGCGATGCATCAAATGCGCTTGCAATACGAACCGCCGCAATCAAAGGAAACTATATACGTCGAGAGATTATTCCACCTTACAATTCGATCGTAACTGGTAATTATCGATTTGAAGTATTCACAAACAATTCTTACGGTCTTTCTGCTGGTCCGCATATATCATTTGTTATACCAATTTACTCCCCGAATGACGCAAATGTAGCTGGGTCAATGATTCCTCGGATTACAGCACCAACATTTTCATCCTATCCCGATCCTCTTACAGCAGGAATTGTGAGTGTTGTTGCTTCTGACGCATCTTTCCGTTTTCGATGGAAACAATATCGGGGTACGGGTTTTGGAAGCACTGGTGCGAATGCATACGATGGGTGGGTGTATCGTATTCAATACACCGATGATAACCAAAATTGGTATTCTCCACCTACATCTGTATTGTTACCGGAAACTGCAAGGTATTTGGAATACACTGTACCTTATGATCGAACTAGTGTGGGATCTAATACTGCTAATTTTGAATATTTCATAGATATTAGTAGAAATGTAATTAACGGACGCCAATATTATTTCAGATATTGTGTTGTAAATGCACTTGGCGATACAAGTGAATATACTCAATTAACAGAATCAAATTCGTCAATTATGTCTGCTATGCCGGCAAAAGTACCACAGCCACCACAAATATTTAATGCTGCCGTAGATGATCGTTTGGTTCGTCTTTTTTTTGGTTGGTATACGACTCCACCGTCAAGTGAATTAACGGGTGGTCCACCTGTGTTAGATTATCGTATTGAGAGATATATTGTAATTCGTTCAGGAAGTACCATTTCTGTAACACCCACACCAAATGCGGTCTTTAATAACGTAGTTGGACCATATTATCAAGATACACTTGATATTCGTGTAAACGGTACTGAGTATCTGTATAAAATTTATACGAGAACTGCATTTGGGTATTCTACGCAATCTAAAAGCGTTACTGCAATTCCTTCCCGTAAAAGTGATGTTGTATATAACGTTACATCATCTGTTGATACATCACAGATCACGTTATACTGGTATCCGCCAATGGTGGTTGAACCTGGTGTTCCAATTGTTCAGTATTATATTCAGTATCGTTTGTTTGATTTGAAATTAATTAGTGAAATACCAACAAGTAATGTACTTGGAACATTTTTGACTACTTCAACTCTAACAAACACGATTCAAGACATGAATTCTATTTTGGTAGATGATACTCTTTGGTCTCTTACAAAATCGACTGTGAATGCGGTGTATACTGGTAGCACAAATTTATACTATACGCTTCGCAACTTACAAAATAAAGAACCTTATCTCTTTCGTATCGCAGCAGTAACACAAGATAGAGCCAGAAGAAATCTTATCGGGTTAATGATCGTTGTTGGTAATAATAGTCCTTATTTATCACGTCCAACAATTATTGGAAAGGTACCTCAACGTCTTACAAACGTGGAATACAAAATTGGATCTGCGAGTGTTATCATTACATGGTCAAGTTCTAATGTTGCAAATACAGAATCGATTATCCGTTTTGTGGTAGATTACCGTATTTTTGGGTCTGGGTCAGCATATTTAACACAAACATTCGAGTACATAAATAGTGTAACATTTAATAATGGGGTAGACACGGCCTTATTTTCGATCACCGTTTCTGATCTTGAAACAAATATTAGTTCTCGCCCACTAAAAAATACGGATAGTTATGAGATGATTATTTATGCAGAAAATGCTGTAGGATATACAAATATAACTGATAAAACGAATTTAAATGAGTTGGTTCTTAAAGATACCTATGAGAATTTGGAGTTACCGCGGTTTGTTCGACCTACAATGACTCCGTCTATTATAACCGAAGTGCGGGAGTAAACTCTTTTTACAATATTATATTTATGTATAGATGGCGAATCTTATAGCACCAGTGTTATCAAATTTCGTGGTACCAGCACGAGTATATGGTTCACCGCCTTTTGATTTGACAAATCCAACGTCAACAAATACAAGTACATTTTCAACATATACTTTCACAACAGATGCTTCCGGATCGGAAATTATATCAATAAGCGGCCGTAGGGTTACGATTTTGAAAGCTGGAAATGCATATATTACTGCAACACAGTCAGCATCGTTTGGATTTGCTTCAGGGTCAATCACTACACTATTTACTGTGAATGTTGCTATTCCTACGTTGTCAAATTTTATTATTCCTCAAAAATCATTTGCAGATATTTCATTTACATTGACAGATCCTGCATCCAATAGTCCTGGTGCCGTTTTATTTCGTAGCTTAACAACCGATATTGTCTCAGTAAGTGGTAGAGTTGCAACAATCAAACGTGTTGGACGTGCGCGTATTGAAGCAACAAAATATCCTGCTACAAATTACGGTACTGCAAGTATTATCGCTGAATTTGATGTTCTTACAAGTATTGTAAGTGTAGGCGTACAGAACCAACTTGACTTATCTTGGAATCAACCTATCGACAATGGTGCAGCGATTAAAAACTATTTTTTCTATGTTGAAGAACGTGTGAGTAATATTACACCAGCTCCATATATTAGTAAAGTCATGGAAACATTGACGCCAACAACTACATATTATTACTCTTATGCGTTACCCGTTCCATATTATGCACCGATTATAGCTTCAAACGGTCTTCCAACTGGTATAGATATCAATTCTTCTTCCGTATTTTTTAATATAAATACCTCACTTGCAACGACTCAAAAAAACCATGTCGATCTTGGATATTATGGTGAAATAGAAATATCATGGGTCTATCATAATGATAGACCGATTCAAGCTTTGCATACAAATTCTGTTACGATTATGACATTGTCGTTGTATAAAGAAGCAAGTACTACTCCAGGCGACAAACGCATCGATTTATTGCGCAGTGTTGAACGTACATATGACTCTAAAACAAATTGTCTTGGCCCGACACCTCAAAATAACAATAAAACTCTTACTGATATTTTTACAATTTCATTTGATAGTACTTCTTTGCGTGAGTTACAAATTTTAAAGTCAACTGATGTCGTTTCTGGAAAAGTGAAATTGTCGAGTATTTCATATGTTCCTGCGTCTGATCCAGGATCAACACTCGATTATAGTATTATTTTAAAAGGTATTCGAATCTTTCCGTATCGCCAAGCAATGACGAGAGATTTTACGTCACTTGGTTTTGGTGTGGGTAACGCAGACGTTGGTGTCGGGTTTTCAGTATCTACTGTCAACGCAGCTCCTCCACTCGCGACATCTGGAATTTTGTATCATATGCCAAAGATGACGCGGTCACTTGCAGATTATAATGAAGCGAAGTTTACGTTTTCATGGAATTATGCGGCAAATTTGACACGATTGACGACAGATATCGCATCGCTACCTCTGAGTGGATTAATTTCAAATTTGAATATTCCGTTTCAGTTGAGAATTCGCTGCTATTCTCGTCCATTTGCCCGTGTGTTTACTACGATATCAGTAGATCAATATGATACAACAGACGTTTCTACTTTTTTGACGAATTTGAATGACTCCCGTTTTTATACTCGTCTACTTTACGATGTTGTGTTAAGTACATCTGCTTCTTATGCAGAAATTCTCGCCGGCACAACAGTTACACGGACATTTGATATATCCGGAGCAACAGGATTCGCTCCTTTTTCTAGTAGTTTAGACACGTCGCATACCCAGTTTGTCTTTTTATTTCAACTTACAGTTACAGATGCGAGTTACAATGCATATTTTCAATCCATTACTTCTGAAACTGACGGATTTCGTGTGAAAATGCTATCGCAAACTTTTACGCCTCGACAAGAATATCGATTTTCTGGTCCAGACCCCACGACAGCTTCATCCAATTCACTTACAAGTACTACAAATACATTGTACAACTTGAGCGATCCGTATACAAACATAAATTCATACTATCGGTTTTATAATTTGACAAATGGCATATTTTATTCATATCAAATCTCAGGAAATAATCGGTTCGGAACAAGTGCGTTTTCTGAATCATTTACGCGTCGTTGTGGATCAGTTCCAAATCAAATTGTGAATACAATTGACAGTAATGGTAGAGACACATTAGTCATTGAATCCGAAAAAACAACAAGCCAGGTCAATCTTTATTGGGAAAAACCTGGCTTTTCCGGATATGAAATAAAGTATTTTGTAATTCAAATGAATATTGATCCAAATGGACGTTGGTTGACATTTATCGATTATACAAAAGACCAATCTTTTAATACAATTACATTTGACACATTTGAAGACACGATTGTACCTGTTACAGATCAAGCGTTGGTAAAATATGAAAAGATTATCACTACTTATAAATACAAATCAAGCGGTGAATCTGGACCACTTATCAATGGAAGTAAATATTATTTTCGTTTGGCGGGTGTTAATGAGTTAGGATATTCCTTATATTCGCGGATATTGGTGGGTATTCCGTTTTCACGTCCTGAAAATACACCAATTGAGTTTTATGGAAATCCTATTATTGGTGATCAACTCATTTATATTAGTTGGAAAATTCCGAAAAGTGATGCAGGCTCGCCTATTTTGAACTATGTTGTTGATTATGAAGAAGTCGTTGAAAATATTCAAAACGGAGTAATTGTATCGACAAATTATCTCAATAAACGGCGTTATAAATTAGATGTTTCTGAACCAACGAGAAGCTCATATCCATTCAACGACTTTCGTGAAGTATACACTGCATACAAGCATTTTGAAGAGTTATCTCCATCCGAACAAGTTCGAATTTCAAATCTTCGTTCTGTTTTACTGAAGTATGTTATTCCTCCGACTCCTATTACGCTTAATGATGCAGATTATAATGTAGATTCTTCGATTCCGAGCCGTAATGTAAAAATGTCATATTCACAGACGTCATTTACATACCTAAGCTCAGAACTCACCCAAAATGTTTTTGATATCGCGAATATACAACTGAAATGGTATTATCTATTGGATCCTACTGGCAGTACATGGAATACGAATACAGAAGTCACATTTGGATTATCCATACGAGGTCATTTGAAAAACATCGATAATAGTGCAAATAGTATTAATAATTTATTTTATATTGCAAATAATTCAAATGGCGGAGTAACTTACAAAGTAACGAAATCGATGTTAGATAAAAACGATCAAAAAAGATTTAACTACATCAACTTTCTCACTGGAGAAGTAATACCAAATTATAATATTTCATCTATCCCAAAGGTGTCTCTTTCACTTAATGATAAAGATCCGCGTATTGACTCTTACAATGGCAAACGCTATAAGTTAATGGTAGAATATGAAATGGTTAATATTTCAACTAGTTTATACAAGTTTCTTCTTTATTCTGGTCCAATTGTTATCAATGGAACTGCACCGATTCGAACAACACCTACTACAAATACGCGTTTTACACTGAAACTAGAAAATAATGCATTATCACCAATTTATAATGACGTAAAATACCGTTTTGAAATCACACCTTTTAATATGAATGATTTTTTTCCAGATCCGCGAAATCGAATTGAACAACGTATTAGTACAACTACCGCAGATCCAATTAGAGACATGAGTTATTCGTTGATACCTACAGCAAACGGTGGAAAAGTACTACTTAAGTGGAGATATGCTGCTCCGTCTGATTATCAGATTAATATTACAATACCGGACGAATATCGAGATAACACGTACCCAGACGAGTATATTATACGCGCACAGTCTGGAGGTGAACAATCTATATTTGCGAATAACGTTAGACCAAACGAAGGATTTGTTTCGTATACGATACCATCCGATGACCCAGATGTTATTTCTACTGATTTTGTAGATAAATATTTGAAAGCTGGTCGTGGATATGTGGTTACCGTTGCGCCAGTAAAACGTGTAGAAATAAACGGTGAGGAGAAGGCACTGCCTGCCGATTTACGGATTATGCATCCAATAGGGAAATATATTGTACCGTTTCGTACACCATTACGTCCATTATCATTAACTGCGTTAGGATATAACGGTTATATTTCATTACGTTTGAAGTTACCAAATATTTTAGACGATCCAAATTATTATATTACCGTATATCCAAATCCAATCAAACCATTACCATTTTATACTTACCGTTTTTATGTTGTTGAAAAGCGAAATGTAACTGCTGGTGAAATTGCATGGACAGTTGATACATCAAGTCTCGTTATTCCAACTGGTAGTCAAGGTGGGTCTGAATTAACATATAATGTTACTGGATTGCCAAATGAAAATAATCATCAATTTCGTATTCGGTTGATGATTGTCAATGATAATAATGGAGAGCGCGCAATGTCAGATTATACATATTTATCAAGTGTTAATACTACTATTATTGAAGAAGATGAAGATAATATCATCTATCCGTCGTTATATCCATATACTCCTAGTGCACCAATTTTGCGGTTTGCGAGAAGGTCTCCAACCTCAACTGGGCAATTAAACGGACTCGCTATTACTATTGATTACCCAATTTATGATGGAAACGCTGACTATTACGAATGTTACGTTGAATATTCACCACCAGTAAATGTTACTGGTTCTGGAACTCTCTGGTATGATATATTTGATAGTAGATCAGATATCGGTATTGCAAATGTAAGTAATAATCTAACGGTTCTTGATGCGAATCAACGATTGCGAACTTTATTGGTTTCACAAGCAAGCTCTCAACGATTCCTTATAACATGTAACACAAATGTCCTAGCGTATGCAATTCGTTTCCGGTTACTTGGACGAAAAACTGGTGTTCCTGAACCATATCCATTCTTTCTTTTCTCTGAATATTCGAACGAAGACTATATCGAAATCTAAAACAGAATATATCAATGGGTGGGGTAGTTACAACTATAATCCAGACTGAAGTGCGCTGATTTGTTCAGGTGTAAGAGTCTCTGGAAATTCAACATTGAATTTGATTTTAAGAGAACCGGTCTCGCCGTTCTTTTCTAAACCCAAACCTGGTATTGTTTTTACACTACCTGGTTTAATAATGTTGCCTGGTTTATTTGCAAGCTTAAATACCCGTCCGTTAATATGGTTGATTTCGAAATCAAACCCGCAAAGCGCCGATTTTAATGAAATCGTCTTTTCGACGAGTAAATCAAGATGTTCTACTTTGAAAACTGGGTGCTGAAGTGTATTAATGATAATTTGAACATCTCCTTTCACTCCTACCTCGTTCATATGCCCACAACCATTAAGTATGATCGTCTCTCCACTCTGAACACCTTTGGGTATTTGTGCATGAATCGTCTCACGTTCGATTTTTACAATGTCATTGTCAGGAACGTGTCTGTCGATTTCAAGGGGAACGGAACATCCATTATAACACTGTTCAAGGGTTAGTGATACTGTTTTGATTATTGTTTCTGGTACTTGGTAAACTCTAACGTGTGGCTGTGGTTGATGTTGCTGTTGTTGATGATGTTGGCCTCCCATTGGACGTCCATTATGAAATGCTTGAAATACAACTTTGGGGCCTTGGCCGAGTCCACCGCCCAAACCGCCCATTCCACCCAAACCGCCCATTCCGCCCATTCCGCCCAAACCGCTATTCCCGAATAACATATGAAGAATCTCTTCTGGTATTCCAGCGCCACCTGCACCTCCGAATTGAAAAACGTTGGGTTGAAATCCAGGCATTCCACCGCCGGCACCCACTGCACCTCCACCTCCACCTCCAAATTTACGCGTCATATCATAACTTCGCCGTTTATTTGTATCTGATAGTGTTGCATAAGCATTATTTAATTCTTGAAACATCTGTTTACTCTCTTCGGTGTTTCCATTTTTATCTGGGTGGTGAAGCATTGATAGACGACGGTATGCCTTTTTTATTTCATCTTCTGTCGCTTTTTCATCCACACCAAGAATCTTGTAATAGTCTTTATCCGTATTAGTTTCTCCTTGGTCCATCGATGGAAAATCTTCCTCAAAATCGCCTGTATCAAAAAATACATTCGGACCGGATCCGTGACCGTGTCCTGGACCAAATGGAAAGTTGAAAAACATTTGCTAGCGAATTGAATTTGTTATTATTTAAATGGTATATTTTATATACTTTATTGCAACGCACGACCTGCCAATGAACGCCTCCCCTGACATTCCATTTATTGCAAAGTATCAACCTTTGAAAATTGACGATTTCGAGCAATTAGACGAAAATACGATTACGATTATTCACAGTTTGATTGCAATGGATAACTTAAACATCATGTTTTATGGAGATTCTGGATCTGGGAAGACATCGATTATTAATGCAATGATTCGCGAGTATTACAAAAAAACAGCGTCATCAACTACAATACAGGATAACATTCTTATTCTAAATAGTCTGAAAGAACAAGGAATCCAGTATTATCGCAATGATGTCAAGGTATTTTGTCAGACAATGTCGATGATTCCGAATCGAAAGAAAATTGTGCTTTTGGATGATATTGATCTCATCAACGAACAAGGCCAGCAGGTATTTCGGAATTGTATCGATAAATACAGTCATAATGTGCATTTTATTTCGTCGTGTACAAATATTCAGAAAGTCGTGGATACATTTCAGTCCAGAAATATCATCATCAAGATCAACCAGTTAAATCAGGGATGTCTAAATAAAATTATGCTTAAAATCAAGATGAACGAGAGATTGATGATAACCAAGGAAGCAGAAGGGTTCCTGCTTCAAGTATCAAATGGATCTGTGCGTACATTGATCAACTATCTTGAAAAGATCAAGTTGATTGATCGAGAGATTACATACGATCTTGCAAATAAGATATGTACAAACATCAGCTTTCATAGGTTCGAAGCATATACACGAGAGATTTTACGTTCGAAAGATGGTGATCCCGATTCATGTGTTCGCGCGGCAAATGCGATTTTGTTTCAATTGAACGATGAAGGGTATTCTGTTCTTGATATCCTTGACAACTATTTTTTGTTTGTAAAACTAACACCATTGTTTGATGAAGATACGAAATATCGTATTACGTCGTTAATATGCAAATATATCACAATATTCCATAACATACATGAGCACGATATCGAATTAGCATTGTTTACGAATAATTTAGTGGGGTTGCGCGTGGGGTTGCGCCCCCATACGACGCTGTGCAATTAGTGGTGCTGGGGGTGGTGCTGGGGTTGCGTGTGGGTTTGCGGCTGAGGTTGTATATGAATTTCTACTTGGCGTTCTAGTGCAGATGCGGCTCCTCCACATCCCGCCGCATTTACCAACAAATATTTCGCTATAAGCGTATTTGATTCCAGTACTTGTTTCGGTGAAAGACGCGCGAACCACTGATATTTGCTTCGTTTCAGAATATCTTGTTCTGGAATATACAGACCGGCAGCAGTTGGTGAAAGTGGAACATCCGTATCACCCAGCAGATCTTCTATATATACTGCCTTATTTGTTGTAGTTTTCACTCCTAATTCTTCAGGTGGAATCAAACTAACTGCGGAAGGCAATTCTGCTTGTTTTGTTAACCACCACTGCGTCGTTTTTCCGGTAAAGTCCATTTCTTCTGTGTGGTCATGCTCTGTGAGTCTCATCATGTAATCCATGTATTCCTTCATGATCGGATCAAACTTGCGGCATCCCATAATCTTCGTTGATGGCGAAAATTGCTTTTCTGCCGAAAATGAAGACGTTGTTCGAAGTTCGCCAATCATGACGTTTGCGCGTTCCAGGTGTGCGTCGTATAACCTACGTAAGTCATAGAAGCAAATAAACGAACTCGGAATCAGTAACCCACCGTATAAATGAAGAACGGTTGCCAGTGCAAGTTCGCGCATATGTCCCCGAAGCGGGCGCGGTAAATGTTCGACACGTGTACGCCATTCTGGAATAATCTTTACAAATGAATCATCGTCGATCAGACAGACATTAAAACTCTCGCCGCACGTCTCGATGATATTTCGAATGGTTAAATATTGATACGGTTGATTCAGATTGTCACTTGTGCGTGATCCAAAACTCTCCCATGATCTCGCGTTTTTGTCGAATTCAACATGAATCCAGATAATCGGTTTCCTGTTTTTCGTAAGTGTACTATCATTCAAGAGGTACTTTTGAATCAGTTCACCATCCTTGTATTGTTCTTCTACGTCGATTGTCTTTTTGTATTTGTTGTAAACAAAACCGATAAACATTATAATAAGGTAGGCAATCGCCAACTTGATCACTTTATTTCCAAACATTGAATGAAATCTCTCGGGTATCTATTATATATCCGAGAGATTAAAACTACTCTAGAGATGGCGATTAATTCTCTAGCCGAAACATATCCGAATACAATTTCTTATGAATGTCGCGAGAGATTTCGTCCTGTTTGGCTAAAATGAAAGCGCGACGTGTGTCTTCTTCTTCTTGTCGCATTCGTGACTGTTGGTAGATTTGTTCTTGTTCTTCTTTCGTCGTCATTCGATGCATATCTCGTCGCGTTTGGTCTCTAAATGTTTGTAGTTCATTGACATTATTGAACCGCTTTGTCTTATAATAATCTTCCTCCGTCACAGGGATCACTGTTTCTGTATGCGCCTTTTTTAAGTCTTCGTAACGAAGGTTTCCAAAGATCCCACTTGAATATTCCTGGGGTCGTTCTCTCGTAAGGTCGTATCCTCCTCCGCCACCACTTCCCAGATCACCGCCAGCAT